ATTGAAGATAATCTAGCTGGAATTATTGCCAATCAGATCAATCCACCTGTCGTAACGCCGCCGCTTCCTTGGGTCGCATAAATCTAACAGAGGCATTTATGGAAAATCAAAAACTAAATTGCGAGCTTTCTTTAGCTGAATGGAATGTTGTTTTGCAGGCGTTAAACGAAATGCCTTTCGGTCAGGTCGCAAACATTATTCCAAATGTTCAGACGCAATTAAATAATCAGCTTAAACCCGCGGAGTAGGATAAAAGTAGATGTTAGGATTTGCGCCATTAGCATCGACACCTATTGCAGCGGGCGCGCCTAATGCTGGGTTGCTAATTGCGCTTGCAGCTACTGAAAATAAAGACGTTGCTGCCTTCGCGCTTAACAACCAGAACGTCTTTTTTGCTGTAACAGAAGCGCCGGATGTCGCGGCTTTTGCGGTAGAGTTAAACGCTTTTGTTTACGTCCAGGCTACAGAAGCCCCCGACACCGCGGCTTTTGTTGTCTGGAACACAAACGTCGAACTTGCGGCTAGTGAAGCGCCTGACATAGCGGCTTTCGTCGCCAGCATGACCGGCACAGTCTCTATGGCTGCGATAGAAACGCCAGACGGTTATTCGCAAAACATCTACATTCTTTGGCTCGCGCCAACTCAACCTGATGATCCGTCAATCTGGGTTCCAGATAATGACCCCACGCCTTACCTGACAACGGTGATTTAAATGGCTAATACATACACCACTACGTATAACCTCATTAAACCCGAAGTCGGCGCAGATACGAATGCGTGGGGAACGCATCTTAATACCGACTTAGATACGTTAGACACGCACATTCTTTCGCGCGCATTGACGACGTCGCAAACCGCTGCTGGCCCTATGGTGTTTGGACAGACGTTGCGCGTAAACGGCGCTGTCACGTTTGATAGCACTGCGCTCGTTACGGGAAATACAACTCTGTCTGGAACACTTGCAACGGCAGGCGCAGCAACCTTTAGCAGCACAGCCGCGGTTACGGGCGCTGCAACTTTTGGCGGCGCTATCACGGTCACAGGAACCGCGACTTTTAACGGCGCGTCTGTCTTTAATGGCACCGCCACAGTCCAGACACCCACGACATCGGGGCATGCAACCACTAAAGCCTACGTAGACACTGCGGATGCGCTCAAACTCAATCTTACAGGCGGCACGCTCACAGGTAATCTGTCTATTGTTAATAGCACGACAGAGATGACCCTCACACTAGGATCATCCGCAGGCTATTATTTTGGTAACGCGACTATCGCAGGCTGGAAAAACTCTGGCGGAACTGCGCGTGTGTCTTGGAATATCTCGACCGGCGACTTTACGGCTGCGGGAAATGTTACCGCATATTCGGACGCCAGACTTAAAGAAAACGTCAAGACAATCGAAAATGCCGTCGATCTCGTAAATCAAATGCGCGGTGTCTACTACGACCGTATTGATACGGGTGAAGCTGGCGTTGGCGTCATAGCCCAAGAGATGCAGGATATTGTGCCAGAGGTTGTCAAAGAAAATGACGGCACATTCTCTGTCGCTTACGGCAACCTTGTCGGCGTTTTGATAGAAGCCGTCAAAGAACTATCCAACAAAGTTGCAGCATTAGAGGCGCGATAATGTATTACGTTATTGCAAACACAAAAGACATTGAAAGTTTTTATCTTGACATACACCGCTTGCAACAAAAAAATGTTCCAAGCACGTATGATTATGTTGAAGAAATGAAGGAAACAGGCATACCCGGCGGGTGGGGGTGCTTGCGGTTTGAATTTCCGCCACCTGCGAGCGTCATATTCCATTGGCCCAACACCGAGTATCGTTATTCGGAAGAACAAAACGCTTGGCTAGTTAATGGAGAGTTGACGCCCTATTCTGCTTTCGTAGCAGACATGCACAATTACTTTGTGTCGCTTGAAGGGCAACCGAAATGACCACGGTTCCATCAACTCCTATAAATATGACAGACATTAGTGCTGCCTTTGGTAGCGTTAATAATCTTGCCGCATATTATGGCGTGCGTTGGTATAAGGATAATAACGCGCGCGGAAATTTTGTCTTGTCTGGCCCTATATCCTTTTCTAATTTTGCTGGGACAAGAAACACGTCGCCCGTGACACCCTCACCTGGCGGGGGTGTAATTTATAATAGCTCTCAAAACATAACTATTCCAATGTTCAACAGTCTTACCGTTACTGTCAAAGGCGGTAATGGGGGAACGGCGGGAACGCCTGGAAATTGTAATGGCGGGGGGCCTGGCGGTGCAGGCGTTGATAGTTATTTAGCAGGCTATATTAGCGCCAATGGCGGCAGTGCAAATGGCGGCGCAGGCGCGACCGCATCGACATCACTTAGTATAACAGACGCAAACCAAAACGATATTATTGCGCGATACGGCACGCAACCCTACGGGCAAGTGGGAGGAGGGGGCGGTGCTGGCGCGACAGGATATAACAATCGCTCTGAGATAATTTGCACTAAGTATGATTGGATCAATACTTGCGTATGGACTTGGGGAAATAGGGGTTGGGCGTGGTATTGCGGCGATGTTTATACGTGCACACAGACAGCGGTAGCCAACTACTGCGATAGTGCTACTGGCGGGGGGTCTAACGGCGCTGCTGGATATATACGATTGGATTGGAGCTAACATGCCCGTTCTAATCGAGAACAAAGTAGATTTTACTGAGGAAGAGGATCGTTTTCTCGCCTTCGTTGCGAGTGATAAATTCCCTTGGTATCTCAGTATGGCGACGCCAAATTTTCCGACTATGTCGCATAATCTTCTTTTGCGCACAGACGCGCCAGAAGAAGGCACGCCGCATTCAGAGCATTATTTCCCCGCACGGTATATTTTTGATCGTATATGCCGCGACAACAACATTGTTGTGCGGACTGTCTATAGAATGGCGTTCAATCTCACGTTTTCTGACCCCAGCTTACACGGCGATCCGCATATAGATCATGCGGGCTGGCCGCACAAAAATATGCTTATCTATCTTAATAAATTTGACGCTGGCGATACTTGGTTATTTGACGATCAGCGAAATGTTGAGGCTAGAATAAAAGCGGAGGTTGATAAGTTTGTAGTTTTTGATGGCGGTATGCACGCTAACGGTTTTTGCAAACCTCAACAAACTCGCATGGTCTTTGTAGCAACATTTGACGGCGACGTTCTACCTATCGAGAAATTAGAGGCCGCAGAATGACGTGGGTTCCTTTCAAATTTCCTCCCGGCGTCGTTAGACAGGCAACGCCTTATGACGCGCCGAATACTTGGTGGGACACGTCTAATGTGCGCTGGTTGGCTGGTAGTATTATGCCTATTGGCGGCTGCACACGTATTACTTCACAACCTTTGCCAGATAAAATCCGTTGTCTGTTTCAATGGCGAGATAACGCCGCGCGGGAATGGACGGCAATAGGACATGAAAGTGGCGTTCAGGTTATTTTTGGTTCGCTTGCTGACGTTACGCCCGCAGGCTTTCTAGGTATGGGCGCTGTGTCCGGCGGCGGCTATAGTTCGCTTAAATGGGGAACAGACGTCACGCCTATCCCCGATCCGTCAGGAACAACTATTGTTTCTACGGCCACGGTGACAATTACAAATGCGTCTCCCGCCGTTATCACATGGACAAACCACGGCTTCACAAGTGACGACGTTGTTAAGTTTACGACTACTGGCGTTTTGCCAACAGGTCTAACTGTAGGCACTGCCTATTACGTTATACCTTTAACCGTGGACACGTTTAAGGTTTGTCTAGCGAGCGGCGGCAAAAACGGCACAGCTATTAATACGTCTAGTGCTGGGTCTGGTGTTCACACGGGTAATTGGATTGTTGGACAAGATGAATTTGGTAGACAGCGTTCGATCAACCCGCCAATTTTCCGTAAACCCGACCATTGGAGTTTTTCGTCTTTTGGGCAGGATTTATTGGGTGTTTGTTCATCCGATGGGCGCTTACTGCATTTAACGCCTACGACAGGCGTCATTCCCAAAATGGACGTGCCGTCTAACGCGCCTATAGGTAATTATGCTGTCGCCGTTACTGCTGAACGCGCAGTTATGCTTATGGGCGCAGGTGGAAATCCGCGGCGTATTGCGTGGTCCGATCTGGAAAATTACAACGGTTGGACATTCAACACGACTACTGGACAAGCGGGCTACATTGACCTTGAAGCCGCGTCGCCCATTATTACAGGCGTTCGCGTTAAGGAAGGTATCCTTGTTTTAACGCAGCATGAGGTGTTCTTAGTTCGCTACGTTGGCGCGCCATACTTTTACGGCGTTGAGAAGCTAGGCTCCACGACATTCTCCGCGCCAAATGCAATCGCGGCAGGTGGCGCGCAAACCGTGTGGTTTGGCGAAAGCGGTTTCTGGCGTTACGACGGCGGCGCAGTGCGCTTGTTGCCTTGTCCAATGTTTAACGACATCAAACAGAACTACGATCCGCTTTATGGTAACTACCGCGCGCACATGCACGAAAATGGTGCGTTCCCCGAATTTTGGTTTGAGTATCCAGACATTCACGCAACCGATGGCGAGTGCAACAACTATGTGATCTGGAACTACAGCGAGAATTATTGGGTCCGGGGGCAAAGACAGAGAACCGCTGCGGTAGGCGCGGTCACGGCTAACTACCCTCTCTCGGCAGGCATAGACAACAATGTTTTCCAACAAGAAGACGGTTGGCTAGAAGATGGCGTGTCTAGGGTTGGCAATGTTTGGGCAGAAACGGCTGTCTTGGACAGTGGACAAGGCGCAGACAATGTTGACATTAATCAAGCTATGGTGTCTTCGGACCCAGACAGCGATGTCAGTAATTACCAAATCAAATTCTTGGCTCGTTTTGCCCCCGGACAGACAGAAGTGACCTATGGTCCTTATGCGCCAAGGGCAGACAGCTATACAGACACCCGCGTATCTGGCCGAGATATTCGACTGCGGGTCGAAGCGACAAACGATGACTATTGGAGTTTGGGCGCGATTAGGTTAGATATTGTAGGTAATGGGGGAAGACGGTGACGACAAGCACTAAGCCCTTACCACTTCCCACTTTTGGAGCGGCCCCAAAGCAATATGACACGCTTTGGATGTCTTCGTTCCTTTCGCTGTTGGCACGTCGAATTAGCCTGTTGGCAGGGCCAAATACGATCCAGCCGCAAATACTCCTGCAAGCGCCAAACGGGACTGTCTACCAAGTCACGGTAGACAACTCTGGAACTCTTACTACGAGTGTTGCGACACGTGGAACAGTCCAACCGCCAATTTAATCTTGCTGCGCTTTTCGACAAGGCGCTTGCCCTGGACGGGCATACGCATACGCGCGCCGACATCGCGGAGGGTATTAAGAAAGGCCGCTTCCAGTATTGGGGCGACGAAGAATGCTGCGTGATTACAGAGATTGTTCAATACCCGCGTTGTCGCAAACTACATTTCTTTATTGCCGCGGGAAAACTATCGAAACTCTTAGATGAGTATCTCCCCCGCGTAAAAGAATTTGCGCTTGAAAACGGCTGCACTGCAATCACAAGCATTTCACGCAAGGGCTTCTTAAAACGCTTTCCGCCTTACGGTTTCAAACCTAAGTGCGTCACTTTTGAATTAGACCTCAAGGAACAGCCCAATGGGTAAAAGTAGCGGCAATAATATGCAATGGGTGCCGACGATTTCGTCAAATAATAGCACCTCCGAGAATAAAATACCCGAATGGCTTACCGCCGCGTCACAACGTGGCGTAAACGCTGCGACGGATCTACTCAACAATCCGGGTCAAACCTATACGGGCGAATTGACCGCGGGCATGAACGATATTCAAAACGCCGTAGGCATTGGCCTTGGAAACTTAGTCGGCCAAGCGGCTCCGTATTTTAACGCCGCGGGAAACGCAATAAGCGGCGGAATGCAAGCGCCAATGGAAGTTGTGTCCGGCACGTATAAGAATGGCTTGCAAGGTATCTCAGATTATATGAACCCTTATATCGACACTGTAATAAACAGTGTGCAAGGTATAAGCGATCAAAACCTCAATCGCGCACTCACGCAAACTGGCGACCAAGCTCTGTCTGCGAAAGCCTTTGGCGGTTCCAGACACGGCGTGCAAGAAGGTGTTGCGACTGCGCAAAACAACCTCAACACAAACAACCTTGTCGCTAACCTGCTTAACACAGGATACAACAACGCGACTAATTTAATGGGTCAAGACATCGGAAACACGCTGACTGCGGATAGATCCAATCAAGGCGCGTTTCAGAATTGGATGCAAAATCTTCTTAGTGGCGGCAATTCACTTGCTAAACTTGGAATAGATCAACAAAACACCAATACGGCTGCTTTGCAAAATGTAATGAGCTTTGGCAACCAAGTGCAGCAAACGCAGCAAAACGCAGATACCGCTAAATACAATGAGTATCTGCGTATGCAGAATTTACCGTATCAAGCATTGCAGGCTTACAACACGACTGTTCAAGGCGCGCCTAAGTCCACGTCGTCTAGCACGTCGTCTTCTGGACAAAGCTATCAGCAACAGCAAATGCCTACGTCTAACCCATTAATGACGGGGTTGGGTCTAGCTGCGGGTATAGGCAGTATGTTTATCCCCGGCGGCCAAGGTGTAGGCGCATCGCTTTTGGCAAATGGTTTAGGCGGCCTGTTGGGCGGCGGCAATTCTAATCCATATGCAATGGTTCCAACCGCAAGTGCCGGGGGCGGATTTACGCAAAACGGGCAACTAATGAACCCCGGCGGCGGGCGTATTGTTAATGGACAAGTGGTTATATAATGGCTGGCCTTACCCCACAAGACCTTGCTTACTTAGTCGCACAGGCTAAAGCGCGCGGGCATAACCCCGACGATGTGCAGCGCGTGTTTGGGTATGAAAGCTCTAATGATCCGTCGCGTTGGGGCGGCAAAGGCAACAAATACTTTGGACTTTTCCAGGCTGGGCCAGAAGAACGCGCTAAGTATCACATAGACACAGTGCATCCCAGCGCGCGTAATCAGATCGACGCGTTCTTCAATTTCCTTAATGACCGCGGATACAAGCCAAACATGGGCTTGCTTGATATGTATTCCACGGTAAATGCCGGTTCGCCAGGACATTACAACGCGTCTGATGGTAACGGCACGGTCGCGTCGCATGTCGCAAAGATGATGGGGCAGACCCCTGCGACTAGACCAAACGCGGCCTTGTCTTACGCGCCTGCACCCACACCCGCGAATGATCCTATTGGACAACTTCTACAAGGCAACCTGCAACCACAAAAACCAGATCCTATTGCAGGTTTGTTGTCGCAGGCCGACACACAGCCGCAGCCAATGGCGCAAGATAACAGCATGAACGATGCGCTACTGCGTCAAATGCAAGATTTCCATAATCAACGGCACATGATGTCGGTGCAAGGATTACTTTAAGGAGATACGTCAATGTATGGTTACGCTTCTGAATTGCTCCCGCTCTTGCAAGGTTTGTTAGGCAGCGATGCTCAAGCCGCGCCTAACGTGGATATGTCTAGCGCAATGCCTAGTTCGCCAAATACTAAGTCTGCTGCGCCCATGCCACCGCGTCGTCCTGGAAATATGTCTAGCTCACGCAGCGCGCCAATGCCGCCACGCCGTCCAGAAGGATTATTGGGATCTGTCTCACTTGCGCCGCAGGCTCCGCAGCCTTTACAGCAAGACGCGATTGCAGCTTTCTTGGCTTCACAAGGTATTGGACAGCCACAAGGACAAATGCCGCCAGTTGGAATGCCGCGCATAGACAGCGGCCCTGCTGCTGGACCGGCGCAAGGTCCAGGCCCAATGCAGGCTGCAATGCAACCGCCTGTTAATCCCCCATTGCCTCCGCATCGTCCTCAGATGGGTCCGCCAATGCCAATGGGCTTGCAGGGTCTAGCGTTACCGCGCGGCGCGACAGCATTGTCGCAGGGTCCGGGTCCAGTAATGCAATCTAATACGCCAGAAGATCCACGATTGGCTTGGTTGCGTTCGCAGCTTTACGGGGGCTGATAATGTTATCGGAATTGCAACAACTGTTGATGGGGCAATACCCATTAGAGAATAGCCCTGCCGGACCTTCCTACGGCGCGGGTGACGCGGCGACGGCGGCAACGAACCCCCTCGCTGCCGTCGCCGCACCTAGCATGAACGGTTATAACGAGGCTGATGTCGCGCAAGGGCGCAGTCAAACGCTTCTGTCTTTAGCACCGTTATTACTTGGCGCGGGTATGCGACAAATGCCTTCGCAGCGCGCGGCAACGCTTGCTGCTGGCGCTGCTGTTCTTGGACAGATGCCGCATAACATTCTTAACGCTGCGCAGACACGTTTACTCAATCAACGAGAAGCGCAGGCTCAGTCTGCTTACTCATCTCAACAAAATGCTGTTAAGTCCGCGCTCGCAGATCCTAATGTAAGCCCTGCGATTAAACAGCTTATCCAAGCTGATCCAGATGGCGGGCTGAAAGTTTTAGCGCAGCAAAGTTTGCCGACAGAAATTGAGCGAACGGCGACAGCCTTAGATATGCCAACCAAAGATGTCTTTGATCGCTTGCATCCAAGCGCGGAGCGTTATGGTATTGTTGCGGACCCAATGGGCGGCGGCTTCTTACAATACAGCAAGACCAACCCCACAGACACAAAGTTTATCCCTGCACAAAGTGGCAGCGGTCCTTCACTTGAATTACCGCCTGCCGCGCCAACTCCTATGGCAAACCCAGCGGGAGCTTTTGGCCCTAACACTGATAATCTACAAGCGGGTTGGCAGTCTCTTTGGGGCGGCGCGCCATCGCCTACTGTGCAAGAGCATATCCAAAACAAAAACAAGCTTGCTGGATTACACAATCGTTTAGCAGGTGACTTGTCTGGCGACTTGGCTGGCGCGGGTCGCAGTAAGTTCCAGGTGCAGCAAGTCCAGCAAATGTTCCCTGCAATCGGCAGTTGGTTTACGGGCGGCGCAGAAGCGCGAAATAAATATCAAGCTCTTTTACCGATGCTTGATACGCGCATAAGCGAAGCCGCGCAGACTGCGCAAAACGCCAGAACTAAGTCGGACCGTGATACCGCTATGGCAAGTTACACGCGGCTTCGAGATACGAGAGCGCAACTGCAAGATACTATCAATGGTTTGTTCGCTAATGAACAGGGTCGCGCTCATACCCCCGGTGCAGACGCCGCGCGGAACATGACCGGCAGCGGTGGCGCAAGCGGCAGCATGTCTACGATAGAAAAAGCTAGACAACTTCTAGGACAATAAAATGAGCGACGCAGCGACATTAAACGAATTTGGCGATTGGCTTGTCCAGAACCAGCAGCTTAAAGGCACGCCAGAGTGGAATGACGTGTCTAACGCTTTTAAAAAACTGGACACAGACTTACAAAGCGCTGCGCAAAAGAACCAAGACTATCAAGGCATAAGCGGCAAGATTAAAGCCGCGGGTCAAGGCGCGGCAGTGGGTGTGACGGGGGACACGCTTGATCTGCTTAATTTAATTAATCCCGTTAATTATGCGGTCGAAGGTATTCATTCTGCGGTTACGGGAGAACCGTTCAAAATGAACCGCGCTAGTGCGGGCTATGAGCGTATGTTTGGCGCGCCAGAGGATATATCTCCCAGCGCGCGGCCATATTACTACGGTGGGCGTATGGCTGGGTCCGGCGTAACGGCGGGTCTTGCGACAGCGGGGCTTGCCGATGTTTTAGCGCCTGTCGCTACGGGAACAAATTTATTTTCGCGCGGCGTTAAAGCCATCAACGCAGACAAAGCAGGCTTCCTTAGAGGGGAACTTGCCGCGTCTACCGGCGCGGGCACAGGAACAACGATTGCTGACACGTTGTCGCCAGACAATGCGACCGGGCATTTGGTTGGTGCTATTGCCGGATCTCTTGCAGGTCCAGGACAACTGTTACGATATGCAGGCAAAAGCGCTGAAAAGATTGGCGGCGGCACTGTCGCAGAAACATTCCGTAACACGATTAACCCTGAGAAGGGCGCAGCAGTAAATACGAATAAAGCTTATTCAGACGCGGCGCTGTCTAATCTTAAAGCACAAGGTCTGCCTACAGATCCGGCCTCTGTCTACGCAGAGACGCAAAGACTTATGTCTGACGTCCAGCAACGCGCCAACAATCTTCCTGGAGGCGCGACAACGCCATTCTTACCAGACGAGACAAC